CGTTATTGATATTATTCACGCAGTTCGTAGAGCTCAGGCAATTAATTCAAGTATTAAGGCTGCGGGTTTGAAGTATATTACAAAATTTATTAACGCTGAGGCACCTGATCGTGTATACATTGATCACCTCAATATCGGTAAGATGTATACCAACAAAGAAGAGTTTTGGTTGAATACTCAAAATGGTAATTATAAGAAGGCGACTGAGTATGAAGATTTGGATGTAAAGTTTCCTGGGGTATACAAAAAGATTACTGGTGACAAATTGGTTGAGATGTATCTTGACGATGACTTAGATGAGACATTAAAGGTTGACCAAGAATTTAATCAAGGTTCATTCCTACTTGCATCTATGATTCCAACAACATATGAGAGAGTATCTACAATGGGTACCGCAACATTATGGAAAATGTTGATGTTGGCATGGTCTCACAAACATGGACTTGCAATTCCTGCCAAGGAATCTAAGACAGACTTCGTAGGAGGTCTTTCTCGACTACTTAAGGTTGGGTATAGTAAGAATGTATTAAAGCTCGACTTCTCGTCTCTATACCCCTCTATTCAACTTGTACACGATGTATTTCCTGAATGTGATGTAACAGGTGCGATGAAAGGTATGTTAAAGTATTTCAGAGACACCCGTATCAAATACAAACAACTTGCAGAACAATTCTATGAAACAGATCGTAAGAAGTCTGAGTCATATGGTAATAAACAATTACCGATTAAGATTTTCATTAACTCGATGTTCGGTGCGTTATCAGCCCCTCAGGTTTATGCGTGGGGTGACATGTATATGGGAGAACAAATTACTTGTACGGGTAGGCAATACCTTCGTCAGATGATTAGGTTCTTTATGACTAAGGGTTATGTTCCGTTGGTGATGGACACGGATGGTGTGAACTTTTCTACCCCTGATGATGCCAAAGATAGAGTTTATGTTGGTCGTGGATTGAATTGGAAGGTATCGTTGGGTAAAGAATATTATGGACCTGAAGCAGATGTTGCGGAGTACAACGATATCTTTATGAGAGGTGAGATGGCTCTTGATACCGATGGGGTATGGCCGTCATGTATTAACTTGGCTCGTAAGAACTATGCGGTTATGGATGCGAAAGGTAAAATCAAATTAACGGGTAATAGTATTAAGTCTAAGAAGTTACCGGTATACATAGAAGAATTTTTAGATAAAGGTGTTAAGATGTTATTACAAGGTGACGGTAAAGCCTTTATCGAATATTATTATGAATACCTACAGAAGATTTTTGATAAAAAAATTCCTTTAAATAAAATCGCACAACGAGCAAAGGTTAAATTAAGTATTGAAGATTATAATAAAAGATTGAATACTAAAACAAAATCAGGTAATAGTATGTCTCGAATGGCTCATATGGAATTAGCGATTCAAGATAATCTTAATGTTAACCTTGGTGATGTTATCATGTATGTTAATAATGGGACAAAGGCTTCTCAGGGAGATGTTCAGAAAATGACTGTAAAACAAATTAAAGATACAAACGCAGTTAACTTGTTTAATAATCCTAAATCAAAACCAATAACTGACGGTGTGATGGTTAACTGTTATATGTTAGATGCAAATACTTTAGAAAAAAACGCTGAGTTGACAGGTGATTATAATGTTCCAAGAGCTGTTGTAACATTTAATAAAAGAATTGAACCGTTACTTGTTGTATTCAAACAAGAAGTTAGAGATAGTCTTATCGTTACAGACCCGGTGGATAGAGGCATTTATACTACAGTTCAATGTGAATTAATTAATGGTCAACCGTTTGAACAAGGTGATCAAGACACATTGGAAGAAGTTTTAACTTTATCTGAAGGTGAATTATCTTATTGGGGAAAAAGGGGGTTAGATTCTAACTACATGTATGAGTTAGCTGAAGAAGGATGGGAACAACGTCTTAATTAAATTAAAAAAGGAATATGTTTTTTTTACATATTCCTTTTTTTTATGATTGTTTTAATCCGTCCGATGATAGAATGTACCAGTTACCGTTACAGAATCTAAATTCTATACACGCACCTCTGTCGCAAACAATTTCATCAAACTCTTCATCAATTTTTCCTATATCGGGAATTATTGTAAGACGTGTTAGAGATTTAACAACAACGTGGTCTGTAGATATACTATCTAATTTAATAATTGAGGATTCAGATCCTCTAACTATAATACATTCTTCCCCGTTTGTTTGATAGAAATTTTCGCCTGTAACTACAGACACTTCTGATGTGAATAATACTTTTCCATTCACTAATCGTTGTGATGGTATTGATTTAATAATAGACATTAGATTACATATATTTGTCTTGGAAAAGCTCTGAACTTCATTTGTTTGTTCAAGTTTTCCGCTAACAAAGCCTCTCTTTCCATTACTTTTTCAGGGCGTAAACGTTCAAGTCTTAATTTTAATTCTTCCTCAAGTTTACTTTTCTCGTCTTTAGCTTCTGTTAGTAGGCTTTGATAGTCCATGGTTATCTCAGAATCAGGAGTTTTCAGGTTACCACTATACTTTCCTCTAACTCTTGCCAAAGTTTCTTTTGAGTATGCGGTAAACCATCTCCTAACCCATTGTTGAGCTGGAACATTTAAGTCTTCCCATTCTAATGTTTCTAAAGGAACATCAGATGGTAGTTTAATAATATCAGGATTAGCTTTAAGACATGCGTCTCTATCTTTTCCTTCTGTATCGTAGTACCAATACCAAACTCTGTAGTTGTTATATCCGATTGTTCCCCAATCGAATCTACCGCCTGGTACGTTGTATAGTTGTAATAATCTTTCTCCATCTGGTAAACCAGTAATTCTATATGTTAGATCTCCACCGTAGATACGATTTAATATGTTAACTTCCTGTAAACGTAATAACATATCAAAACCAGATGTCATCAAGTATGATCCTTGATATCCCATTTGTGCGTAACCTGATCCACCACCTAACCCAGGAGCGCCTAAACCACCACCCCATGGATTAAATAATCCTGATGTCATTTCTGCCGGTGTAAACCATAAAACCTCATTAACTTCTCTTCCTTTTGGGATTACGTAGTTCTGAGTGTTTGCCGATAAATTAATGTAGTCTTTTTTTAGAACCCAAGGTCCTGATGTTTGTAATCCAACAATTTTAGAATACGCATAAGTGAATTGATCTTCGAAATCCATTGTTCTTGTAACTAATGCTTTCGCTACAGACTTTTCGTCCATATTAAGATTAACTAAGTTCACCCACTGACTTTCGATTAACCAATCCAAAGTATATTGCGTATAGTCTTGTATTGACAACTCCATTAAAGAGTCCAACATTTCGTCTTCCAATTCTACACTACGAAGCGGCGCACCTAATTGGTGTTTGATTCTAGTATAGATTCTGGATCTTTCTGGTTCTCCGATTACTGCCATGATAATATAAATACTTTATAAAAGTTATTTTATGTCGTACAATAAACCGTCTTTAGGAAACACGAAATTTCCGCCAATAATGTTTGGTTTCTTATTGAAGATAAGAACATTTCTACCTTTCTGAAAAATCATCCAATCAGTAGAATACATTTTTACTTTTCCTGTACCTTTCAAAATGATCTTGTCGTCTTTATCGATTCTTTCTTTAAATCCTTTAATCTGTCCGGTATATGTTTTTCCGTCTTTTTCTATTTTAGTATCGATACCTTTTAACATATCATCTTCATCACCTAACTTTCCTGTTTTTGTTGCAATAGGTGATTTGAAAAATCTATTAATTATTGAAACGGTAATTTCTTCTCTTTTTTCTCCCGCAGAATCACTCTCAAGTAGAGCTCTCATCAAATTTTGAAATGTTCCACTTTCTCGACTGAATATTCTGAATTTGAAATAATCTAAAGCTTTAATAAATCTAGTGATTTCTGAAATTTGATCTTTTGGTGACTTACCAATAAAGTTTATTGGTTGTTTCTTATCATCTATTGAGTGAATGACTTTATTGATATCTCTTAGTAAGATACAAAATACTGTGTAGTTTGTGTTGAGTTTGTTAAGAACGGATCTTCCTGGTTTTTCAAAATTATAAATTCCGGCTAAATTACCTTGGTTGTCTTTGTCTGCCCAATATTCGTTGAATACTTCTTTTAAAATTCTGTCAATGTTGGTTCTGTATTCTTGTTCAGTTTGTCGGTTGACGTTAAACATTACTCTTATTGCTTCCGATTCTTCAGGTCCACATTTCTCCGATTTACCTTCCGATAGAATCTCCTTAAATTTTGTGTTTTCAGCAAGTCTTGTTTCCGTTTTCATTTCGTACATCTTTGAGACAAAGTCCCAATTTACTACTTTCCAAAAATTTGTGATATACTCATCTCTTTTATTTCTGTATTTTAAGTAGTATGCGTGTTCCCACAAATCAAGTCCCAACAAAGGAAATCCACCACCTTCAATAACATTCATTAAAGGATTGTCTTGGTTTGGTGTTGACATAATTTTCAACTTGTTTTGACTAGTTAAAACTAACCATACCCAACCAGATCCAAATCTATCTTTGGCAATTGTATCGAATTCTTTTTTGAAATTGTTGAATGAACCAAATTGTTTTTTAATTTTTGTTTCAAGTTCACCATTAAGTTTCATTGGTTTTGGAGATAACATGTTCCAAAATAATGCGTGGTTAAATGCACCACCTGCGTTGTTTCTTATTGTCTTGTCGTACCTTGAGATTGATTTAATTATTTTTTCTAAATCAAGGTCTCCGTATTTTTTCTTTGCGAGTGCGTCGTTTAATTTATCTACATAGCCCTTATAGTGTTTGTTGTAGTGGAAGTTCATTGTTTCTGGATCAATGAACGTTTTGAGGGCTGAATAAGAATAGGGAAGTTTCTCTATTCCAATTTTTTTCATTTCTGTGATTAACAACTCAGTTTCATGTGTTACGTGGTTTTCGTGTATTTGTTTTTCGAGTTGTATAATCTTTTCTTTTGATTTATTCATAATATTGGATTATCATATAAATAATCCGTTAGTTCGTTATTATCTACGTTGGTTAATTTGTTTCATAATTTCTTCTACTAGATCTACATCATTTTTTACATCTCCCATAACCGTAGCAATAACTTGTTTTTTCTTATTAAGGATGTCGTAAATAACACCTTCTATTGTATTTTCAAATATTGGGTAGTAAACTAAAACATTATTTTTTTGACCGTATCTGTAAGCTCGGTCTTCTGCTTGTGAATGATCTGAAGGTAAAAACGATAGGTCATTCATTATTACCGCTTCTGCTGCGGTTAAAGTAATACCCACACCTGCGGCCCTTATATTTCCTACAAAGACTTTTACTTTGTCATCTTCTTGGAATTTATCAACACTGTTTTGTCTTTCAGGTTTTGACATTGATCCATCAAGTCTTACTGCTGTTTTACCAAAATGCTGAATTATTCTATCAAGTGAGTTTGTAAAATTACAGAATATGATAACCTTCTTACCTTGTTCTATTATGTTTTCAGCCAATTCGATTGTCTGAATAACTTTTTCTTCGGCAATAACTTGTCTTACTTGAGTAAGTTTTGTGAATTGAACCGTCAACGATTTACTCTCATCAGGGTTCTTCTCATACCAATTGTAATAATCACCCATTACATCTTCGTATTGTTTTGATTTTAATCTAAGGTATACAGGTGTAATAATTTTATCAGGTAAATCTAATACATCTTGTTTTAATCGTCTTAGAGTGAGACCTGAGGTTCTATCTCTTAATTCCTCAAGATTACTAGCACCTGTAACATTCCATATTTTTCTACCACCAGCATTGAATTGATACCCACTACAATATCTGATGGCGTATGCCATCCAGTTTTTAGCAACAGGTGAGTCAATCAAACTTAACAAATTGAAGTAATCCATTGGTCTTGAGGTCATTGGTGTACCTGTTAATAACCAAAGTCTATCAACTTTTTTTACAAGGTCGTTGATTAGTTTTGTTCTTTGTGCTTGACCGTTTTTAATATAGTGTGCTTCGTCAACGACCACCAAATCAAAATTGGTTCCAAGAATTTGCGAATCAGATTTCTTTTTAACATTGTGGAAATTTTTAATAATATCGTAATTTATAATAACAAAATCATGTTCTTGACTGAAGTTCTTTCCTTCAGAAATATAAATGCTCCTGTCTGTATAGTTTTCAATCTCTCTTTGCCAATTAATCTTCAAACTCGCAGGACAAATAATTAATATCTTTTTAGCACCACTCTCAAGTGCCGCAATTATAGTTGATGTGGTCTTACCAAGACCCATATCATCAGCCAAGATATATTTTTTGTTCTCAACAAGTTTTTGAACGGCCTCAATTTGATGAGATAAAAGAGGTCTGTGGGAATACTTTTCAAAATCAATAACAACATTTTTTACTGTGTTGTCTTTGATTAGTGACGCTTTTGGAACCCAAAAATCGTGAAGTTGTTCTGTCTCAAATACTTTACCCCAAACATGATAAGCCTTTTCTTTATCTGCCAATAACTTTTCAATCCATATTTTTGTAGGTATTTCTGTGTATAGTTTGTCGTCGGCTAATTTTTGCGCAAAGTACGAATCAAGGTTAACCCATTTTTTGGCAACCTTTGGTGGTTTGTCGTGAAAGTTAATTATGTATTCAGATTGACTTCTTGTTGGATAAAACTTTTTATTAAGGACTGATTTACGTTTTAGTTCTTGAATATAATTGTTTGGTCCATCATAGTTTTCTAAAATGGAAATCGCTTTTGATTCTATACTAACATCCATACTCATTAAATAACAACTGTTGTTTGTCTACCATCAGACCAATAATTTTCATCACCATACCAAACAAAAATTTCATCACCAAAGTTAATGTCTTTTACCGCATAAAACTCAAAAGAAGTATTTTCAAAATTAGATCTCCAAGATGCGTTGGGTGTGTTACTGTGATTATAAATCATTCCAAATCCAATTGGTATGACTTGTTTCTCAGGATTAACTCCTTGTGGCCAATTAAATCTATAGTGTATTAATATGGTTGATAATTCGTTTGGAGACATTCCAAGATCAACAACAGGACAAACTTCGACAATCTCTCCTGTCTTGATTGGTTGTGAAGCAAACACACCAAGTCCATGAATTGGGCTTTTGTCCAAATAGATTTTTAATGATGGATATATTTTCATATAAGGTTTTGAAACAAATATAATTGATTCTGATGTATTTATCAATATATGGAAAAATTGGTACCAATAACGAGATTAGGTAAGTTTTTTGGTGGTGAAGATTTCACCTTGGATATTGATATGGGTGAAGAGTGGTTAGAAGGAGATATGAATTTTACCTTTGTTTTGTATAAAGTTGATAAGTATAAAACCAAAACAGATGATGTTTATGGGGAAGCTTTGGAAGGAGGAATTCAATATCTACCACCTATTGAATTGAAAGGTATGGTTCAAATTGTTGCACCAACAAATCAAAGGTTGGGTAATTCAAAAATTGAACAGTCTGAGCCTGGTAATTTAAAGGTATCTATTTATCAGAGAACTTTAGATGACTTAGAAACCGATATTAATTTTGGTGATTATATTGGGTATTATGAAACTGAAAGCCGAGTTAGGTATTATTCTGTTAGTGATGACGGGAGGGTTAATTCAGACAATAAACATACATATGGTGGATATAAACCGTTTTACAGAACTATTATTGCAACACCTGTAACATCAAACGAATTCAACGGAGTATAACATGGGATTTCCGAAACAAGTAAAAAAACAAATACAGTTAGTACCACCTAAAACTCTTTCTGCAAGGAGAGAACAACTTTTAGAGTATATTAACAAAGACGGTACTTACCTACCCAATTCGGTATTACATGCGGATTTGGATAAAGGTATGCTTGAGTTTGTTAAAGACGAGTTAAGAACTGTGGTTACAGGTAAGGTTGTTCCAACTGTTGATATTCTTATAACAACACAGAACTGGTCTCAATTTACAGAAACTTGGAATTTTGTTGATTTAGATAAAAACGTATCTCCGCCATTTATTACAACAGTAAGAAGTCCTGAAGTTAAGTACGGGTCTAATCCGGCGCTTCTTTACACCATTCCAAATAGAAAACAATATTATTACGCCACTGTTCCTACATGGGACGGACAAAGAAAAGGAATGGACATTTATACTATACCTCAACCCGTACCTGTTGATATTACTTATAGTGTAAAATTTATTTGTAACAGGATGAGAGAATTGAATGAACTTAATAAGAATGTTCTTCAAAAGTTTTCATCAAGACAGGCATATACTTTTATCAAAGGACAATACGTTCCAATAATATTACAAAATATTTCTGACGAATCTGTTGTGGATTTGGATAAGAGAAAATACTACATACAAAGTTATGATTTTTTAATGATGGGTTATTTGATTGACGAAGAGGAGTTTGAAGTTAAACCGGCAATTTCAAGAACCGTTCAATTATTAGAAGCCAAAACCTCAAGAGGAGGTAGAAAAAAATCTTACCCTAAAAATCCAAGTTTATTTCCTTTAACATTTAATTTTTCTGCGGGGACTACCGCTTACACAGAAAATTACAAATATACTGCAGACCTATCTTTTGAGGGTATGGAAAATATAAGTTCTTGGGATGTTTATATTAATAATGATTTTTATGGTTCGGATCTTACCGAGATTCAATTAACATCAGGTAATAATCTTACTCTGAATATAACACCAACAGACCCTTCGTCTGATTCTCAAATCGTCTATATTGCGAGATTAATTTAGTCTTCTCCGTATAGATCGGTTTTTTCTTTACACTTTTCCATAATTAAATTTTCAAGAAACTTGTAAATTTTTAAACCCCTTTTATCGCAATACTTTTTGAGTGCGTTGTGAGACTCAATTGAGATTTTGATATTCTTTATCTCTTTTGTCGTTTTTGACGTTGTTTTCATGGGCAGAAAAAAGGCAGAATAAAAGCGCCTAATTTATAAATACAATATAAGGAGTAAAGTTTTTTGCCTTTAATTTAATATTTATGTATAAATAAATCTGAACAGAATTTTTAAATAATGGCAACAGCAAGTAAAGTATTCGTTTCACCCGGTGTATACACAACAGAGACCGACCTATCATTCGTCGCGCAAAGTGTTGGTGTAACTACATTAGGGTTAGTAGGGGAAACCCTAAAAGGCCCAGCCTTCGAACCAATTTTCGTAACGAGTTTCGACGAGTTCACAACTCTTTTTGGTGGTACATCCCCTGAAAAGTTTGTGAATACACAAATTCCTAAATATGAGGCGGCGTACATCGCAAAGTCTTACTTACAACAATCTAACCAATTGTTCGTGACTAGAATACTAGGATTATCAGGTTATGATGCGGGACCTTCTTGGTCTATCACCACAATCGCTAACGTGGACCCAACTACTGTTGGTGTTAACGTTACGACAGGTACGGCATTTATAATGAATTTCTCTGGATCTACCGGAGGAACTGTTAACATAACACAAAATACAACTCCAGACGTTATTTGGGATGATTTTGGTTTACAATATCAACTTGAGAATGGAAATTTATCCACTTTAGAGGAAGATATTACTACTCAATTAGTTGCAATCTTTAAAGATAATACAATATCAGGAACAAGTGCGTATGTATTTGGTTCTATTTCAGGTGCTTCATACAACGAATTAATTGCTGATGGTATTACTGGTTTAACAAACGTGTTTAGTTGTAATAACATGGATCTTAGTTCTGCTGATTTAACATCAGATGATAACGATGTTTGGTATTATGCTTCATTTGTTAACCAAGTAAATAACGGATATTCAGGATATTCATTTTATACTGCAATATCAGGACTAACTAATAATGGAAGTGGTAATTTTAATGGATCATTATCGGGTCAAATGTTTACGTTCTCAGGAACTGCGTTTTCTGAATATAATGATGTTGTTGTTGCAACTTTAAGATCAAGAGGTATTAGTTTATACAACTCAACAAGTGCTGGTCCAACTTATCAAGTTACAGGATTAACTGATGTTGGAATTAGTACTGTTGGTTCTTATTCTGCAATAACAAGAAATCCATTCTCAACTTTTGCAATTACAGGTACAACAATTGAAGGTGAAAATTTCTCATTTGAAACTTCACTTCAAAACTCAGATTCTGAGTATATTACAAAAGTATTCAGTGTTAGTAACTTCGCTAAATTAAGATTCGAGGTTCCGTTATTTGTTGAAGAGGTTTATCAAAATATGTTAAATTATTCATATAACAAAGGATATATTCGTGGAATAAATGTTGATTTAATTGCATTACCAGAAGCAAGAGGAGGAGATACTTCTTCAATTGCAAATAACTTATTCCAATATCAAAGTCCTGAAACACCTTTTGTTGTTTCTGAACTTAGAGGTAACAAGGTTTATAACTTATTTAAGTTTATTTCAATTTCTGACGGTGATTCTGCAAACGTTGAAGTTAAGATTTCTATAATGAATATGTCATTCAACAATAGTACGTTTGATATCATGGTTAGAGATTTCTTTGATACTGATGCTAACCCTATAGTTCTTGAAAAATTCACAAACTGTACAATGAATCCTGATAGTAACTCATTTGTTGCTAAAAAGATAGGTTCTTCTAACGGTGAATATCCATTAAATTCAGCATTTATTATGATTGAATTATCTGATGAATTCCCTGTTGATGCATTACCTTGTGGATTTGAAGGTTATATTATGAGAGATTACTCTGGTGATATTTTATCTCCAGTTCCTGTTTATAAAACAGAATATAATTTCCCTGGTCAAGTTATCTATAACCCTCCATTTGGTACAACAAACGGAGGATCAAATGTGGTAACAAGTCCTGGTGACAATGTAAGAAGAACTTTCTTAGGTTTCTCAAGTTCTCTTGGTGTTGATGAGTCATTCTTAATGTTTAAAGGTTTCCAAAATAATTTAAGTCATTGTAATGTTATCGACGGTACTCCTTGGAATACTAAGACTAAAGGTTTCCACATGGACTCAGGTGCAACGGTTGTTACAATCGGAAACGCATTTACAACAAGTGGTGAATCATCTTTCTATGTTGGAGACGCAAGTTTCAATTCAGAACCAACAAGTCCTGAAAATCCATATTATAGATTATATGCTAGAAAATTCACTTTGTGTTTTGCAAAAGGATTTGACGGATGGGATATCTATAGAGAGTCAAGAACAAACGGTGACGATTTTATCTTAGGTGCTACAGGTTATTTAAAAGGAGCTTGTGCAACATCAAGATACCCAACAGCAACAGGATGGGGAGCGTTTAAAAATATATCAATTGGTGGAGACGATTCAGATTGGGCTAACACCGACTATTACGCTTATCAATTAGGTATTGCAACATTTGCTAATCCTGAAGCTACAAACATTAATGTGTTCGCAACTTCAAGTATTGATTATGTTAATAACTCTAACTTAGTTGAAGGTGCGATCAACATGGTTCAAGACGATAGAGCTGACTCAGTTTATATCTGTACAACACCTGACTACGATATGTTCCTACCAACAACAACTGATAACTTAGGATTAATTTTCCCAACTGAAGCAGTTAATAACTTGGAAGAAACAGGCATCGATTCAAACTATACAGCAACTTACTATCCTTGGATTCTTGTAAGAGATACTGTTAACAATACACAACTTTACATCCCACCAACAGGTGAGGTTTGTAGAAACTTAGCATTGACTGATAACATTGCATTCCCTTGGTTCGCATCAGCGGGTTACACAAGAGGTCTTGTAAATTCAATCAAAGCGAGAATTAAACTAACTCAAGAAAACAGAGATACTTTATACAAAGGTAGAATTAACCCTATCGCAACTTTCTCTGATGTTGGTACAGTAATCTGGGGTAACAAAACGTTACAACAAGCTGATTCAGCGTTAGACAGATTGAACGTGAGAAGACTTTTACTTCAAGCTCGTAAATTGATTTCAGCAGTAGCAGTAAGATTATTGTTTGAACAAAACGACGAGATTGTAAGACAACAATTCTTAGATAGTGTTAACCCAATCCTCGACTCTATTAGAAGAGACAGAGGTATCTACGACTTCCGTGTGACAGTTTCATCTTCACCTGAAGA